CAGGTTCTTTGGACGTAACCAAAGGTCGTGGTGTTGAAGCATCATACACACAGACCCACGTCAATGGTAGTGTTGAAGCATGGGTGTATGTAAGTACATTACCCTCGGCAGGAAATCAAGCAATCTTCTTTGAGACTGGTGGTAGTGGTCAAGATGACAAGACATACTTCTGGGGTGTTGGTAGCACAGGACAGTTAGTATACTCTCGCGGCAATAATAACGGTGGTGGTATTGATACACTCACCAATAATGATATCTTGTTTCAAGCAGGAACGTGGCACCATATTCTTATTGGAGCATCTGGCACAAACAACCTAGTAATCTACTTTGACTTTGTTAAGAAGTACGATGCCAATGTCGCAGGTGTTACTTGGAATTGGGTATCTGCTAATGGATTCTCGGTGGGTGCCGATGCCGCACGAACAGTCGATGGTGTTGATTGGCAAGCACTACAAGGTTTCGTTGATGAGTATCGAGTAAGAGTTGGTACCAAGGCACAGATCATCGAAACACGATATGACTCCGCAGGTACTACTAATCTGGCAACTCAGACTGCCGCATGGACATCTGATAGTGCAACTGCATACCTCAATAACTTTGATCCTATCGGTGCTACTGGATCCTCTGTTTTAGATTCGTCTGGTACGGTCAACTCTATACTACAGATCGAGCAAGGTTTGTATTATGATATTGCCCCTGTCGTAACTATTGCTTCTCCATACACTGGTGGACAATACAAACGTGGTGAAATAGTAACTCAGACTAATAGTTCTTATACGATCAAGGGAGAAGTTGTTGCTTGGTCAGATAGTGATAATACCCTATACCTTGCACACGTTGGTGCGACAGACGGCAAACTACACACCTTCTCGAAGACCCAACAGGTGATTGGTGCGAGTGCGGCATACGCACCGACTTTGGTATCTGAACTGATGGAAATCAACGTTTCTCCTACATTAGGTGGAACTACACAGAATAATTTCTTTGATGACTTTGAATCAGACTTCTTAGACTTCTCTGAAGGTAACCCATTCGGAGACATGGAATAATGTTTGGAACACACTTCTATCACAAACGAGTCAGGACTGCTGTATCGGTATTCGGTTCTTTGTTCAATAACATATATGTTTTGAGAACAAATAAAGACGGAGAAGTTATCTCCCAAGTTAAGTGTCCTCTGTCATATGCACCCAAGAGATCTTTCATACAAAGACTCGAAGAGATGAGATCTGGCGAAGAGTCAGAACGTAGGGTCGCAATGAAGTTACCTCGTATGTCATTTGAGATTACCTCTATGTCATATGATGCCCAAAGACAATTACCTAAGACTAATAATTTCTCTACCGCAGTAGCAGGTAGTGCCACACAACGCGCTCAGTTCTTTACCTCCGTACCATATGATATGACATTCGATGTCAACATCTATGCTAAGAGTCAGGATGATGCATTGCAAATGGTTGAGCAGATCTTACCTTACTTTAACCCACAGTACACAGTGACGGTTAAACCATTCTCTGCCGACTACCCAGAGATCAAAGAAGATATCCCTGTAACGTTACAGTCAGTATCTTTCTCGGATGACTTCGAAGGATCGGTAGGTGACCGTAGAACAATCATCTACACACTTGCGTTTGGTATGAAGATATCCTTCATGGGGCCACAGACCAATAAGAGCATTATTCGTGAAGTTAACAATAACCTATATAATATAGGAGCAGACAGTGATGTCTTCCTTACGCGCTTGCAGACTACGCCCACACCTAATGGGATATCTGTTGATAGCGACTATGGGTTTAATTTAACATACCTTGATAGTGCTAGTTAAAATGATCGTTAAGAACTATGCTCGTTACCTAAGATACAAGTATGGTTATAGACAGTCTAGAAAAGGTACATTGGTAAATATATTAGTATGACAGAAGAAGAAAAGATTGCACAAGACTATGAACAGTCCAGAGATACTTACTACGACCTTATAGAGAAGGGACGTGAGTCTTTGGAGTTGATGATCGAGGTCGCTCGTGAGAGTGAGCATCCTCGTGCCTTTGAGGTTCTGTCTGGTATGATCAAAAACATCTCTGAAGTTAACGACAAGTTAATGGATCTAAATAAGAAGCACAAAGAGATTAACAAGGCAGACGTACCTGCTCTTGTTAGAGAAACAACTAACAACAACGTGTTTCTGGGTTCCACGACTGAACTGCAAAGATTTCTACAGAATGAGAAACAAGTGATTCCGCATGACGATCCAGTATAAAGACTCCTACGGTGGCAACCCTCAAGTTAAACGAGATGGTGTCGATGAGGAGTGGAACAAACATAAGTTAAGAGAATATCAAAAATGCATGGTCGATCCTGTATACTTTTGCAAGAACTATGTGAAGGTGATACACCTTGATCGCGGTCTGGTTGATTTCGATCTATACCCATATCAAGAAACTATGTTCAAACATTTTCACGAATCTAGGTTCTCTATTGTCCTTGCTTGTCGGCAGTCTGGTAAGTCTATTAGTTCTGTGGGTTATCTACTATGGTACGCAATCTTCCACCCAGAAAAAACAATTGCAATCCTCGCAAACAAAGGTGCCACTTCGAGAGAGATGCTTGGGCGTGTTACGCTCATGTTGGAAAACCTTCCGTTCTTTCTTCAACCGGGATGCAAAGCACTTAACAAAGGTTCGATTGAGTTTAGTAACAACTCTAGAGTTATTGCCGCGTCTACTTCTGGTTCCTCTATTCGTGGTATGTCTGTCAATCTACGATTTCTTGATGAGTTTGCGTTCGTTGAAAAGGCCGCTGAGTTCTATACTTCGACGTATCCTGTTATCTCTTCGGGCACTGATACAAAAGTAATCATCTGCTCTACTGCTAATGGTGTGGGTAATCAGTTCGAGAAGATCTGGACAGGTGCCGTACAAGGTGTCAATGAATACAAACCATTCCGTGTGGACTGGTGGGATGTTCCCGGACGTGACGATGCATGGAAGAAGCAAACTATTGCTAACACATCTTCATTGCAGTTCGATCAAGAATTTGGTAATACTTTCTTTGGTATGGGTGATACCCTGATCAATGCAGAAACATTGATGGGATTACGCGGTCAGGCACCTCATCTTGTTTTAGAATCGGGTGACTGTTTAATCTATAGCGAACCACAACCCGAACATGAATATATTATGACGGTAGATGTGAGTAAGGGAAGAGGGCAGGATTATTCGACGTTCAACGTCATAGATATTTCCGAAAGACCGTTCAAACAAGTTGCGGTCTATAGAAACAATAGTATCTCTCCATTGCTCTTTCCTAATATTATATATAAGTATGCGAATCTCTACAATGAGGCATGGGTAGTAGTTGAGGCAAATGATCAAGGTGGTGTGGTCTGTAATGGATTATACTACGAACTAGAGTATGAAAACCTTCATGTATCCAGTGCAACTAAGGCAGACGCACTAGGCATTGAGATGACTCGCAAGGTTAAGAGATTGGGTTGTTCTGCTATCAAGGATATCATCGAAGAGCAGAAACTACAAGTCTATGATGAGAACACCATACTAGAGATCTCTACCTTCGTAGGTAAAGGTACGTCATACGAAGCATCTGATAACAACCATGATGACTTGATGATGACCCTAGTGATGTTTGGATACTTTGTGTCCACTCAGTTCTTTGCAGACATGACAGACATCAACCTTAAACAAATGATGTTCGAAGAGAGAACACAAGCAATCAGTGATGACGTGGTACCCTTCGGATTTATAGATGACGGATCTTCCTATATAGAAGAGACAGATAATACTTGGCAAGGTGGATGGCACGATATAGGTGATACCACAGGTGACCGCGATTGGTAATTAAAGGAATATTATGAGAAATATTATACTACAACACTTCACAGGCAAACTAAGACCACTAGATAAACTCTCTGTAGAAAACATCTCCGCATATGCTGAACGCATAGGTGTCGAGTATCAGTTCGTGGAAGGTCAGGTCTTTAGGGAACATCTTACACCCCCCTGTCAGAAAGTACATATCCTAGATGAGAAGTGGGACGAATACGATGACGTATTGATGTTGGACATTGATATGTTTGTTACAAAGAACCTCAGACTCAATGTCTTTAAGGCAGAGGGAGTAGGGTTCGCGGCAGGTGCAATACAGAAGAGTCTGAAGAACAGACTTGTATCAGAAGGTCGCATTGATGAGAACACTGGTTACTGGGGTGGAGCATTTTATAAACTGACTCGCGAACAGAGACAGAAACTTCGGTCTGCAATCCCAGACAATGATGAGTGGATGGATAGATACAATCAACCTTACAAGTATGAGGATGAGGGTATTATATCAGAGTTGTTCTATAGAAGCAAGTGTGAATGGAAAGATGCTGATCCTATGTGGCAACAAGATAGTTATCTACCTAACCACCAAGCAGGGATGATTCATGTCGGTACCAAGATCACACCGCAGGGGCCAAAGCGAGAGAAGATAGAGAACTTCTATACAATGCAAATGGCAGGAATTCTTTGAACATAATACTACAACACTTTGCAGGGACAATGCCAGAGTGGGCAAACCAAGCAGAGAAGACGATGCGCAAGTATGCCCATGCCACAGGCGCAGAGTATGAACTAGTCCTTGACTTTCCTATGGGAGAGGAGTTGGGGTTCACACCACAGAAACTTTGTATGCTTCAAGAGAAGTATGACAAGTACGATCAAGTGTGTATGATTGATATGGACACTATTGCCACACCCGAACATGAAAGTTTCTGGGACAGACCAGAGATTGGTGTACTACATGACAGGGCAATGGGTGGACATAATGCACTCAATGCCGTGACAGGAGAACCACACCGTAGTAGAACATACAATGCCGCACCTGCATTATACAAAGAAGGGGCGCATATATTCTTTGGTAACTGGATCAAGTTGAACCGTGAACAGAGAGTAGAGTTAAGAAAACATTGGGATCATAACTTGTTTGTATTATCGCTCAAGGATAAACATCCCGGACATGAGATCATCCTACACTACCTCCTACATAGATCAGGTATACTTGACGGCAAGACAGTCAAAGAGATATGTATGCGATGCGAGGGAGATGACCTTTCTAAACTAAAGTTCAGAGACCATGACAGACACGACAAGAAGTTCTGCAACCAACCCGAAGACTCACTACCTAATGCCTCTATCATGCACTTCTGCGCAGGTAGGAAACGAAATATTATACCAACAATCAGACAAATGTATCCAGAGGGAATATGAGCGACGATCTATTAATACCCAAAGATAAGATAGACCCCAAGTACCTAGAAGAGAACGGAGACCTCTGGACAGAAGATAAACTAGAGGAGTATGCCAAGAAACATAGTCATGGTGTGGCGAACAGACCTCGTGGCAACTATACTATATGCGATATACACCGATTAATATATCACAAGATCTTATCTAAACCAGAGACTCTGGTAGAGAAAGATGTTCAGGCAGAAGTAATACAACTACTAGAGCAAGCGTTTGTGATTGCTAAGAAGACCGATGCTCGACTGAGGATGTATAAACACGACTTTGATGAGGGTTGGTGGGAAGAAGAGAAGAAGAAACATGAGGACTGGATGAAGGAGTTGAGGAAATAAGTACGCTTATTCTGTAAATAACAATTCTTATAAATAAAACTATTGAACATAAACGTATTATGATAACCGTATTATTCGTTAACGAAACTAAAGGAAAATGTTATGG